TGAAACAAGTAGAAGCGTAAAGCTTCTCTACCATTTTGCCCGACCAGATTTCTGGGATAAAACCGGACGTGCTTGAAGAGGATACGTCTGGGTATCCTGCTGCGCGAGTTGGTCCTGACATGCTGAGTCACCTCATGAGTTTTTAGGACGCTAGAAATTAGAAGGGTTAACGAACCCTTCCGCTGTTTTGGGCGGCGAAGATTTCAGCTTCGGTCGCCTTCTTTTGCTCCGGCGTATACTTACCTTGAGCCGCATCCCTGTAGAATTCTGAGATCTCAACTCTCGTCCAAATGCGAGTGTTGCCGTTTTGCTCAACGGATTCGCGTTCGTTTGATTGGTGAGGCTGCTGGAGTTCGCTAGGATCGCGTTGCTCTGTTTGAGTAACCGTCTGCTTGAATGCGTTAAAGACGGCTGCAACACCTTGGGCATTGAGCCGGTCTTGATGGTTCTGGAGGATAGACTGACGCTGCAATCCTGTTGTCGGATCAATCCCATCAAGCCAAGCCAAGAAATTAGGGTTTGAATTAATCGACACAAAATCAGGAACGCGGCGCTGCACGTCTGCCCAAAATCGTGACGTTTGGTCGTCCTGCTTCTCATCCTTGATTTGCTTCAACTCGTCCTGAGTCTGGGATAACTTTTCATTCAAGCTACTTACTTGTTCGCTTGATTGATTGACTTGTGCACCAGCAATACGTTGAACCAGGCTAATTAATTCAGGGCCAAACTCATCAATCTCATCTTGTGAAAGATCACCGAGAGCATTAGCAACCTGCTGAGGTGCTGATTGGTCAGGGATTTGTGGTTGATTTGCTTTAGCTTCAGATACAGCTTTCTCCAGTTCAGATACCTGCTTTCGCAGCGCTGGGACTTCCGCGTTGTATTTACCCTGGAGAACCTGAAAGCGGTTTTTCCAGTAAAGGTAATCTTCATCCTGTGAAGGGGGAGCGGGTTGCGGTGCGGGTTCTGCTGGAGCTTGCTCTTGCGCTGCCGGTGCGGGTTCAGCTTTCTGAGCGCTTGGCGGCGTTTCTTCCTGAATAACATCTGGTTCGTTGTGAGTATCTTGCGATGGATTCACTAATTGCTGTTGAAGCTTGTCAGCTAGTTCAGCTTGTTCGCTTACGCTTTTAGGTGCAGTCATGTCTAACCTCATAATGTGAGCCGCATTCGTGCGGGATTCACGGTTTAAGTTCTTGGGATTCAACTGATCGGGTCGAGCCAAAAACCACACAAAAAAGCCCTCACAATGGAGGGCTCTTTAATTTGGTTTCTTTATCGGGTTTTGCGGATGACTTCGGGTGCTGTGTCTATTCGCTCCAATAGATCTTTCAGTTGCCTGCAGCCTCCTTGAGTTAGGCGAAACTCTTCACCATCTGGAGATTCAATAAGCTCCTGCTTCAATTCCTCTAGACTCTCCACTAGGTATTCGCGGAATGTTTGTAAGTCCTGTGACTGGCTTATGCGCGCCATTGCGGCCAACTGCTGTTTGGATGGGTTTTTCATGGGGAGCCTGATTGTTTGCTAGCTGTTGGATAAGCAACTTGATTTCAGTTACTAATTTTTCATTTTCAAGGGGCTGAGAATGCGCCTCCGCTAAGATTTTTTGAGACTTAGCGTTCCGCTCATCAATCTGGGATTTTTTATCAGCCTGCTCTAACTGCTGAATAATTTGCTTGAGCTGGGCAGTTTCAGAGCTTGCTTTGCCTGCCTGCTCTGCCATCTCTTCAAGATCATCCAAATCATTGATATCAAGCTGCTTGGCAACTGTTGCAAGAATACGAGCCCTGTTTTTCGTGCCAACAATCTGCGCATCCATAGGGTTAGCAGTGGCTTGCAAGAAATCGTTTCTCATCATCTGAGCGCGCTCTCGCATCAACATTGCATTCGACCCCTGCGGGATAACCTTACAATCCCCTTTAATGCTCGTATCAGGGTTGTAGAGCATGTTGTACATCCAAAAACCTTCGATAACTCGGCGTATTGCGCCCTTATCGATATGCCCTATCGCTGCCTTAATGCCCTTGTTTGCTGATTCCATGAGCATCGACAAGCCGCCCATCGTTGCGCCTGCGCCGCCAATCTTCTCTGATCCGTACATATAGCGAGGGATATTCGTTACATCGTCCGCTTTTAATTCAAACTTCTCATACACGCCCATCAATTCCGCTGCGTGTAGAGAGGGTTGATAGAAGCGGATAGCCGCATCGTTGCCCGTAACCTTTGAAGATTTAGTTTGAAAGACTTTCCAAGGATAGATTTCAGCATTCTCACCTGGAGCCAATCGATCATAATTAATCTCAACCATTGGGCCGGAGCCCATAGCAAGGTTGTTAATCAATGCGCGAGCTGTTGCGTTGCAGGTATCTTGGATATCAGCCATAAGCTCTGGAGGAGACTGGCCCCAGAATGAGCCCGGTATCATCTGAAATGATGAAACGCCATATGGACGGCGTTCTAAAGGATCATTATGAAGCGTCAATCGAACAACATGACGGCCAACCAAGATAGCTTCGACCTGATATTCCTCTAATGGATCGATCTGCTCAGGTGGTACACCCCACTCGAGAAGAGACAAACCTAATGCGCTTCCGTAATAAATCAAACCATCGATTGTTGAGTCACTAGAAAGCCAGTCTTCATGACGGCCCTCTATCTGCGCTCGTTCAGCATCAGACCACAACCAGTCACGCAAACCGCCACGACCATATTCCTCAAGCACCGCATCGATAGCTTCATTGCTGTAACCGGGAACGTCACGCATAGCAGTTAAATCAGATCGCTTAAAGCGCGCCCGCTCAAACAGTGCTGCCGCATCATCAGGATTAGTAGCATCTTGGCTGGGATAAAAATCTAAAGGAGATATACGCTGAACATGCGGGATAATTTCATAGGTTTTAACCGCCTGCCAGCCTTCGGCCCATGACAAAACCGCTTTCTTTTTCAGTACAGGGGCTTTAATCACAGCACCCGGGAACGTCACAAAATCATCAATAAACTGTTCTATCGCATCAAACCAGCCGCCTTCCGCAAGCTGATCTTCAATAACCAGCTCCATTTTTGCAGAAGCTTCCTTTGCTGCCTTGTTTGCGCGAGTACGCAAATCATCGACTGCATCCTTTAGTACTGTGCGAATATCAACCTGCTGCCCTTGGCCTGCTTGAGCGGCTTGCGCTGCGGCTGCCTGAATCTCTTGAACAAGCGCTTGCTGAACTTCCAGTGGTATTTCACTCACTGGCGTTGGCGTCAAACCCCAAGGCTTTTCATTGCTAGGGATTAGTACATCACGAATCCATGAGAAAGCGGCGCGACATTTGGTTGCAGTAAGCTGCATGTAGATTTCAGAACCGCCACCCTCTCTAATTTCTGCAAGCTTGCTTTGATCATACTCACCCTTTCTGCGGCGAAGGCAGTCAAGCATTCTGCGCTCAACGGGTTCTTTTGCGCGCTTTGCGCTTTCCCAATCTCTACGGATTTGCCCCGCAATAGTTTGCTCATACATGCGCTGTTGCTGTAATTGACGCTCAGCAAGACGTACAGCTTCTTCCTCTGCTTCGATATCAGCATTGGATTTAAAGCTAACAAGACCGTTTTGCATTTATGTATGACCTCCCCAGCCTCGTCCTGAGCTGGATTTTTTTTGCGGAATAGGTGCGCCTGCAGCGCTAGATAATTCAAATAGTTCAGATCGTGCGAGCGTTTCAAACGCTTTAGCCCCATGCGAGGCCCAATCATGTCGAGGCGTATTCTTGTACGTTCCCAGCCTTACATCCCACTCTTTACGGTAGTTATCGAGACAATCAATACCGCGTGAGGCTTTCTCTTCATCGAACCAACACTGAGGAAGGAACTGACGTACAGCGTTCACGCCTTCCATCTGATTACTAACACGAGGGACTATTTCAAACTTAATGCCGTACTTGGCAAAGTCTTCTTGGCGGGTTTTACCGTCAGCGCCTAACTCTCGAACCGATAGATCATGCGGCCCAAAGTGATAGCTGTAGTTGTAACCTTTCTTGTTAAGCTCATTTGCGTAGTATTGAATGCCCTCGCCTGAGCATTCCAGGTAATCAATTACATGGATTTCACGACCAATAATCTGAACAAACCAGATAGACATTGCATCGTTCATCCCCAAATCCCACGAGGTAATGACTGGATATTGTGGGTTGTAATGGACTTTTTTGGTGATGCGCTTATTTTTGCGCAAGAACATCATCTGTTTGATGAAGTACGCACCTTCAGCGCTTTGCTCGAAAGCCTCTTCTGGACGTGATGGATATTCGCGCTTCATGTCATCCATGAGCGTTTCAGCTTTCTTCGCGTACCAATTCTTTTGTAACTGAGTTAGCTCAATGCCGTGATTTACTTTTAGTTCTTCAAAGTAATCAGCAAGGTGCTGAGGGATAACAA